CAGCGCGTTACAACACGCGCTCGCCGACGGCGTCGACATCTGCGCACTGCATCACCAACGCAAGGGCCAAGCAGGTGCGAAACCGCGGTCGCTCGAAGACGTGTTCGGTTCGACGTGGATCACCGCGGGCGCCGGCAGCGTCGTGCTGTTGTGGGGCGAACCAGGCGACCCGATCGTCAAGATGTCGCACTTGAAACAGCCCGGCGCCGAGGTCGGACCGATCGACATCGACCACGACCACATCACCGGCTGTTCGATCGTCCATCGCGGGGACGTCGATCCATTACGTGTGCTGCGCGCGCGCGCGAAGGGCATGACCGCCCGCGAGCTCGCACAGGTCAAGGAAGGCCGCGAGGCCCCGACCGACAACCAACGGCGGAAAGCCAAACGCGACCTCGACCGGCTCGTGAAGGCGGGCCTGGCACACAAGGTGGAGCGCGCCGCCCGGGGCGTCGATGCCGAGGACCGCTATTACGCCACCGTGGCCGACGATCCGGCTCGCCCACACCTCGATTTCGAGGCCGCCGCGGAGGTCGAGCGCGAGCACGATCCCGAGGAGCTCTGATGGCCCAGCCAACCCGTTCAACATCGTCCGTTGGCCGTTGGGGCGATCGCGCGCAGAGCGCGAATTCTGCCAACGGACACGCCAACGGACACAACGACCACCCCAACGGACACGCCAACGGACACAACGACCACGACCCCCCGTTTCCCCAGGTCACGGGCAACGGACACGCCCCAACGGCCAACGGACACGACCCAAGCGGTCTCCGCGGGGTGGGGGCCGAAGGCCCCACCCCGAGCCGCCGGCAGGAAATCGCGCAGAAAGTGAACTCCCGGTCGGGCGCCGAGTGTGAGCGCGGAGCGCGCTGGTGCACGATGTGCGGCGTCGAGCTCGAGCCGACGTCGGCGCGGATCTGCCACGACTGCGCGGTCCGGTACGACGGCGCGTCGGGTCGGGTCACCGACCCGTGAGCCCACGGGCCCGGAACCCACAAATTCCGTGCCCGCGCCTCCGGCCGGGAGCGCCCGGTTCAGCCGGCGGGGTGCGCGCGCCGATGCAGGCGTCGGAGGCCACGAGGGACGGGGAACGGTGGGTGTCCGCGGCGAGCGTCGTGTCAGCTTCACGTACCACCAGCGGCAGCAGGCCTATGCGGCCGCGCGCCGCATCGTCGACAAGTTCGCTCGCGACGACCTGGAGCTCGCCCGCCGTGCCCGTGACGCCCGCCCCGACGGGTACCGGACGTCGAGCATGGCGGGTGGTGGCGGGCAGGGGCCGTCGGACCCGACTGGCAGGGCGGCGCTCGCCCGCGCCACGGGCCCGGCGGACGTCGCGGAGCTCGCGTTCGCCCGCCTGTTCGACGCGGTGGCGTTGCTCGCCGAGGCGGACGGGCTGCGGGCCCGGGCGTTCCCGCCGCAGCAGGTGCGCGCCGATGACGGGCTGTCGTGCACGAACTGCGCCGCTGCGGGTGTCCATTCGCCGCGCGGTTCGGCGAAGGAGGTGGGGCGCACGTCGACGTTGTGCGGCTGGTGCCATGCGTTCCAGCGCAGCTACGGCCTGTTGCCGCCGCGGGTGCTGGTGCGCAAGCGTGCGGCGGGGGAACGTATCTACGACCGCGACATCACCCAGGCCCTGCACAACGACGCTCGGCCTCCAGAGCGGCCCACAACCCCTGGCACTTGACAGCGGGAGTACCGTCCCCGCGAGCCCGCCTGACCTGCGCTCCCGACAAACGGGTCATACTGGAACCCATGGTCACGGGCGGGGCATCCGCCCTGGTCGCAGCGATCGACGCAGCGATCGACGCACTCGACGACGCGATGACGCTCGCGCAACGGACACTCGATCCGTCGCACCCGTGCCGAGCGCAGCTCGCCGACACCGTGATCGTGCTGCACCGGGCGCGCAGCGCCGCGCCACCCCAGGTCGTGTGCAGGGCGGAGGACCCGTGACACGCGCCTCCCTGACGTGATCCCCCACCCTCCGCCCTGCACCCGAGCGATTTTTAGGAACGGGGCCTGTGCCGGGACCGCCGCCGTGGTTTTCTCTCTCCCCGCCCGGATGTTCGAGGTCGCCGTGTCGGAGCTGTACGACCATCGGTGGCGGAAGCTGCGGGCGCAGGTGTTGCGCGAGGAAGGCGGACGCTGCTACGTGGCCGGGTGTGATGCGCCGGCGACGACGGTGGATCACGTCGTGCCGGTGAGTGAGGCGCCGCATCTGCGGCTCGAGCGGAGCAACTTGCGGGCGGCGTGCGGCCGGCACAACTTCGGCCGTCCGATGCGGCGGCTGGCGGCGATGGCCCGGTTGAACCGGTCGCCGGGCCGGGTACGGGACTGGTGACCGCCCCGAAGAGACCGGCGCGTGTGGCGTCGTCGAATGCCGAGGCGCTCGACGCGTGGCTCGCGAAGACGGAAGGCGGGCGTGCGCCGCTGCTGGTGCAGCTGGCCCGGTCGCTCGCAGCCGCGGTCGACGCCGACACTGCCGTCGTCTGCGGCGAATGCCGCCGGTCGGGTGCGAACGCGGCGCTGTGGCGCGAGTACCGCACGACGGTCGCCGAGCTGGTGAAGGTGCTGGAGGCCGATGACGGTGGTCAAGCGGCGCTCCTCGAGCTCGTGCGAACCCCGGTACGCGACACCACGGACACCCGGGCGCGAAACGCTGGGGCCGGCGGTCGCGGCGGTCGCGGCGACGGTCGGTCAGCCGCTGATGCCGTGGCAACGGCTGGTCGCGGACGTCGGCCTCGAGCTCGCTGACGACGGGAACCCCGCCTACCGCGAGGTGGTGTGCACCGTCCCGCGCCAGAACGGCAAGACGACGCTGATCCTCGGCTGGGAGGTGCAGCGGGCGGTCGGCTGGGCGGCGATGCTCGGCACGCCGCAACGCATCGTCTACTCGGCGCAGACCGGGTCGGACGCGTCGAAGAAGCTCGTCGAGGACCAGTTCCCGTTGCTCGAGCCGCACCGCCGGCTGCTCGGGATCCGCCAGTTCGTCCGTTCGAACGGCAAGGAGCAGGTCGTGTGGGCGAACGGCTCGCGGGTCGGGCTGCTCGCGTCGCTCGAGGACTCGGGGCATGGCAAGACCGTGCACCTCGGCGTGAAGGACGAGCTGTTCGCCGATACCGACGACCGGCGTGATCAGGCGCTGATCCCGGCGATGGCGACCGTCGCTTCGGCGCAGACGCTGTCGGCGTCGACGGCGGGTACCGCCGATTCGGTCGCGTGGAACGCGAAGCTGGAGCTCGGCCGGTCCGCGGTGCGTGCGGGACGCCGGTCGGGCGTCGCGTTCTTCGAGTGGTCCGCCGAGCCTGACGCGGATCCGGCCGACCCGGCGACCTGGTGGTCGTGCATGCCGGCGTTGGGCCGCACGATCGGCCTGCCGGTCGTCGAGCACGCGTACGAGACGCTCAAGCTCGACGAGTTCCGCCGGGCGTTCTTGAACATCGCGACCGCGGCGGAGGAACGGCTCATCCCGCAAACCGCGTGGGATCTGGTCTGCACGCCGGATGTGGAAGCAACCGCGGTCGTGTTCGGGCTCGACGTGAACCCGGAACGGTCAGCGGCGGCGATCGTCGCGGCCGGGCCGGGAGTGGTCGAGGTCGTCGACTACCGGGCCGGGGTCGGGTGGCTCGTCGAACGTGTGGTGGAGCTGCACGGCCGGTATCGGGCGCCGTTCGCGCTCGACGTCGCCGGCCCGGCCGGGTCGTTCCTCGCCGACTTGCAACGCGCGCAGGTGCCGCTCCTGGAGGTGTCGGGCCGGGACCTGCCGCGCATGGCCGGCGGTTTCTACGACCAGGTCGTGAACGGCACGGTGCGGATCCGCCGCCACGAGGCGCTCGACACCGCGGCGGCGGCGGCGGCGCGCCGCCCGGTCGGCGACGCGTGGACATGGGGCCGCAAGAGCTCGGCGGCGGACATCTCGCCGCTGGTCGCGGCGACCGTCGCGCTCGGGACGATCGACCGGGTCGTGTCCGTCGCCGACAACGTCTGGTGAGAAGGGTGTGATCCCGTGCGCGATGTGCTCACTACCGTCGCCGAGCTCGCCGGCGCCACATTGATCGCGGTCGGTTTGGCGCTCGTGTGGGCGCCGCTCGCGTGGCTGTTCGCCGGCGTCACGCTCCTTGTTGTCGGCCTGGCCGTGGGCACGCCGCCGAGGCCGCGTCAATGAGCCTGCTGCGCCGGTTGTTCGTGCCGGAGGCCCGTGACGTCAACACGATCGCGGAGCTGCTCGCCAAGGCACGCGGCATCACCTGGTCGGGCACGTCGGTCACGCCCGATACCGCGATGCGTCACGCCGCCGTGTGGGAGTGCGTCGACCTGCTCAGCGAACTGCTCTCGACGTTGCCGATCGACGTGTTCCGCACGACGGCCGACGGGACACGGCAGCCGCTCCCGCTGCCGCCTCTACTCAGAGCACCGACACCGGCGGGGTCGCGGATCTCGTGGATGCGCCAGTACCTCACGTCGATGTTGCTGCGCGGCAACGCGTTCGGGCTCGTGCAGGCCCGTGACCAGCTCGGTTACCCCACCGCGCTCGAGTGGCTGTCCCCGGATCGCATCCGGCTGCAACGCGCAGGCCGCACCGGCCCGATCCGCTACGTCGTCGACGGCGGCCGTGCACTCGACCCGTACCCGGAAGGGCCGATCGTGCACCGCACCGGCTACGAGATCGCCGGTAGCCCGGCGGGCCTGTCGGTAATCGAGTACGCACGCCAGCAGATCGGGCTCGGGCTCAGCGCCGAGGAGTTCGCGGCACGCTGGTTCGGTGACGGCGCGCACCCTTCCGCGGTGCTCGAGTCCGACCAGAAGATCGACGCCGACGACGCCAAGATCGTCAAGGCCCGGTTCGTCGACGCCATCCGCGGCAAGCGCGAACCGGCAGTGCTGGGTCTCGGCCTGCGCTACCGGCAGGTGCAGATCTCGCCCGAGGAATCGCAGTTCCTGGACACGATCCAGGCGAACCGGGCGATGATCGCCGGCTGGTTCCGCCTGCCGCCCGAAGCGATCGGCGCCGCGACTTCCGGCAGCAGCGTCACGTACGCGAACCGGGAACAGCGTGCGCTCGACCTGCTTACCTACGCGCTGCAGCCGTGGATCGTGCGCACCGACGAGATGCTGACCGGGCTGCTGCCGCGCCCGCAGTTCGTGAAGATCAACGTGAACGGGCTGCTGCGAGTTGACGCGTTGACCCGGTGGCGCATCCATGACATCGCGGTGAGGCTTGGCGTGCACAGCCGCGACGAGGTCCGGCGCCTCGAAGACGAACCGCCGCTGCCCGACGGCGAACAGGGTGACGTGCATCTGTGGCCGCCGTACGCGACGAACATCAGCGCCGACCTTGTGGCCGGCGCGGGAGGAAACGGGACATGAACCTGCGCTTCGATCTTGCGTTGCCCGCCGAAGTGCGTGACCGGCTCGCGCTCCACGGCGACGACAGCATCGTCCGCGGGATCACCTGCCTCGCCGACGGTGACCGTCACCTGCCCGCCGTCGTCGAGGAACGCACCGCGGAACGCGTCACCGTCCGCACGCACGACGACGGCACCATCGGCGTCCACGGCTACGCGTCAGTCACCAACATCTGGTATGACGTCGCCGGCGGCCCCCCGTACGGCTGGCGCGAAATGATCGTGCGGGGCGCGTTCGCCAAGGCGCTCGCCGAACGTGACGACGTCCGGTTCCTCATCGAGCACGAGGGCCTCGCGCTCGCCCGCACCGCGGCCCGCACCCTCACCCTCGAAGAAGACGACCACGGCCTCCTCGCCGACGTGCCCGCCCTCGACGTCGCCCGCAACGTCCGTGCCGCAGAGCTCGTCTCGACGATCGACCGAGGCGACGTCGACCAGATGTCGTTCGCGTTCCGGGTCCTGCGCCAGGAATGGAACGACGACTACACCGAACGTGTCATCCGGGAAGTGAAGCTCTACGACGTCTCCGCCGTCAGCTTCCCCGCGAACACCGCCACGATCATCGCCCTGCGCGCCGCGAACCACCCTGCGCGCCGCAAGGGCCATCCGCTGTCACTCGCACGCGCCGAAGCCGACCGGCTGCGGTTGCGCGCCTGAGAACCGTTCGCTGGCCGCAGCGCCGCGGCGCGCGCCGCTCAGCACGCCGGACCCACTAGGGGCACCACCTGCTGGGCACCCGCACCGCACCCTGCAACACGAACACACCCCGTTTCACGACGAACCCCCAGGAGGTTCACGTCATGCTCGAGGAACTCCGCAAGCGACTGCGCGCGCTGCTCGACGCCCGCGCTGCCAAGCAGGCCGAGTGGGACCAGCTGCTCGAGGCCCCCACGGCCGAGGCCCGCGACCTCAACGACGACGAGGCCGCCAAGCACGCCGAACTGCGCGAAGCGCTGACCGCGCTCGACAACGACAAGACGGCGCTCGAGGAACGCATCCGCGAACTCGAGGACATCGCCCGCCGTCGCGAGGACGCGCAGCGCATGTCCGAGTGGCTGGGCGAGGACCAGACCACGACCACCGTCCGGGTCGGTGACGAGCCCCGCACCTACAGCCCCGACGCCGAACGGCGTGGGGTCTCGTTCCTGCGGGACCTCGTGCACCGCAACGAGGACCCCCGGGCCGCGGACCGGCTCCGCCGCCACATGAACGAGGCCGGCCCCGTCGAGGCCCGCGACGTCGGCACCGGCGCGTTCGCCGGCCTCACCGTCCCGCAGTACCTCACCGACCTCGCCGCCCCCGTCGCCCGGGCCGGCCGGCCGGTCGCAGACATCGCCAACCGGCATCCGCTGCCGCCCGACGGAATGACCGTCAACATCAGCCGGATCACGACCGGCACGGCGACGGCGGTGCAGGCGAGCGAGAACGCGGCGACGCAGGAGACGAACATGGACGACACGCTGCTGACGGTGAACGTCCGCACGATCGCCGGCCAGCAGGACGTCTCCCGCCAGGCACTCGACCGTGGCGTCGGCATCGACACGATCGTCATCGAGGACCTCGTCCGCGCGTACAACACGGAGCTCGACCGCGGGATCCTCAACGACGACGGCACGTCCGGCACGCACCTCGGGGTCCGGTCCGTGTCCGGCATCGTCGCGGTGACCTACACCGACGCGTCGCCGACCGCAGCCGAGCTGTACCCGAAGCTCGCGGACCTCATCCAGCAGATCCAGGCCGGCGTCTACATGGGTGTCACGCACTTCGTGATGCACCCGCGCCGCTGGTGGTGGATCGCCAAGGAACTCGGGTCCACGTTCCCGCTCCTGCAGATGCCCGGCACCGCGCCGCAGCAGGCCGGCAACGCCGGCGGCACCGAGTACGACGCGACGAACCGGCTGCTGTTCGGTGTCCCGGTCGTGCTCGACGGGAACATCCCGACGAACCTCGGGGCCGGCACCAACGAGGACGTGGTCCTCGCCGTCACCGCGCCCGAGCTGCACCTGTGGGAGGACGGCGACGCGCCGTTGCTCATCAGGGCCGAAGAGACCGGCGCCGGGAACCTCACGGTGAAGTTCGTCGTGTACGGCTACACCGCGTTCGCGGCGGGCCGCTACCCGGGAGCGCACGGCACGATCGGCGGGACCGGTCTCGTCACCCCGACGTTCTGATCACGCGGGCCCGGCCCGCGCTCTCACCGGGAGGAGACACCCATGCACGACGATCTTTACCGCGCCGCGCTCAAACGCGAGCTCGCCGGCTACATCGCCGACGGCAATACCGCCCGAGCCGACCAGGTCCGCGCCGAGCTCGCGCGTCTCGACGACGCGGATGCCGACCAGACGCGCGTTGAACTCGCCGCACCCGACGTCATCGAGACGGCCGTCGACCGCGCGCCCGAACAGCGCGCGCCCCGCCGCGGCCGCCGCGTATGACCCGCACCACGTCGGTCCCCACGCAGCGGCTGCTGCGCGGCATCGCCGCGTCGGTCACCGCGACGATCACCGACGCGGCCGGCGACCCCGCGGCCGGGCTCACCGTCACCGTCACGATCGCCCGCGCCGACGGCACCAGCCTCTACACCGACACCGCCACGACCGGCAACGGCGACGGCACCTACTCCAAGGCGCTCACCGCCACCGAGCTCGCCAACCTCGACGTGCTCACCTGCACCTGGAAAGTCTCGACGGTCGCCCGGGCGACAACCGTGCACGAGATCCAGGGCGGCTACTACTTCACCGCCGGTGACCTCGCAATCGCCGAGCAGGGCCGGGCCGGCAGCATCGACGCCGACACCCTGATCGTGCTGCGTGACGAGGTCGAAACCGAAGTCGAACGGATCTGCGGCGCCGCGTTCGTACCCCGTTACCGGCGGGTACGTCTCGACGGGACCGGCACGACCCGGCTGCTGGCGCCCGACCCGCTGCCCCGCACCGTCCGCTCGGTGCGCGTCTACAGCGACGCGACCACCTACACGTCGTTCACCGCCGCGGAGGTCGCCGCGCTCGAGCTCCACGACCACGGCCTGATCGAACGGCGCGACCACAACGTGTTCCCCGCCGGCGCGCAGAACATCCTCGTCGAGTACGAGCACGGCCACGACCGGCCGCCCGCCGATCTGCGCCGGGCGGTGCTGCGCCGTGCCCGTTCCCGGGCGCTCATGGCCACCTCGGGGATCCCCGACCGGGCGCTGAGCTTCACCGCCGAGAACGGCCAGACGTTCCGGCTCGCGACGCCCGACGCCTGGTCGACCGGCGATCCCGAGGTCGACGCCGTCTACGACCGCCACGCAGTGCGCGCCGCCCGGCTCGGCATCGCCTGAGATGGGCACCACGACGTCGTCGGCACGGACCGCGGTGAAAGCCCGGCTCGTCGAGCTGCTCGCCGCGCGGCTCCCACCCGACGTGCAGGTCTCCTACGGCTGGCCGGGCGCGGACATGCGCGACGAGGCCGTGTGGGTCGGTGCCTGCCGCGGGCCGGTCACCGTCGCGGACCTGCGCGCCGGCCGCAAGACCCGCGACGACACGTTCACGCTCGACGTGCACTTCATGGCCGGCCGGCCCGGCCAGACCGCCCAGACCGCCGACGAACGTGTCGAGGAGCTCTACTGGGCGCTCGAGGATCTCCTCGCGGACGACCCGACCCTCGGCGGTGTCGACGGGCTCCGTCACGCCGCCCAGCTCGGCGGCGACGTCGAGTTCGAAGGCCCGCAAGCCACGAGCGAAGGGTTCGTCGCGTTCGCGACCGCCCGGATCACCGTGAAGACCCGCCTCAGCTGAGGAGACCCCCGATGGCGACAGTCCGTTACGTCGGCCCGCACGCCGGGCCGCTCGTCGTCGTGCACGGCGACGTCGAATACGAGATCAGCCCGGGCGAACCGGCCGACCTGCCCGACGACCTCGTGCACGGCCGCCCGCCCGCGCACGACGGCGACGTCGGGCTCGAAGGGCTGCTCGCCCAAGGCCTCGACGAGCACGGCCACGGCACACCGCAATGGGAGCTCGTCACCGAAAAGACCCGCCGCGCGCGCGACGAGGAAGAGGGGTAGGCGATGGCGTCGCTGCTCGAAGCCCAGTTCGGATTCGCCGAAGAGACCACCTGGGGGACCCGGGTCGCGCCGGCACGGTTCCTGCCGTTCCTGTCGGAGAGCATCCGCACCGAGATCGACTACCTCGAGTCGAAGTCCTACCGTGCCGGGCGGCGCACCAAGACCGTCCGGCGGCCCTCCGCGGTGAAGATCGCCGGCGACATCGACATGGAGCTCGCGCCCCAGGGGCTCGGCCTGTGGCTCAAGCACGCGTTCGGTGCGGTGTCGACGACCGGCACGAACCCGTACACGCACACGTTCACGCCCGGCGCGATCGACGGCAAGGGCCTCACGATCCAGATGGGCCGCACCGACGACGCCGGCACCGTCCGGCCGTTCGACTACCTCGGCTGCAAGATCGCCGAATGGGAGCTCGCCTGCAAGGTCGGTGAGCTCGCCACCCTCAAGTCGAGCATCGTCGGCCGGCAGGAGCAGACGAACCAGTCGCTCGCATCGGCGTCGTACCCATCGGGCCTCGCGCCGTTCACGTTCACGGAGGGTTCGCTCACGATCGCCGGGACCGCGACACCGGTGACGGAGTGCACGGTCTTCGGCCGCAACGGCCTGGCCGCGGAACGGTTCCGGATCCAGGCGTCGAACCCGACGCTCACGAACCAGCCGAAAGAAGCTGATGTCCGCGAGTACGGCGGGCAGCTCGTCGCGGACTTCACCGACCTCACCGCGTACAACCGGTTCATCAACCAGACCGCCGCGTCGTTGGTCGTCACGTTGAACGCGGGCGCGTCGGCGCAGCTGACGATCACGATGAACGTCGAGTTCGACGGCGAGACCCCGAACGCGTCGGGGATCGGTGACGAGATCCCGCAGAACTTGCCGTTCACTGCGTTGCACGGCACCGCGGACGCGTCGACGATCACTGTCGCGCTCGTGAACGCCGACTCGACGCCCTGAGCGATGGCCAGCCCGGTACGTTCGGGCGGCGCGCGGGACGGCCGGGTCGAGGTGCGCGGCCTGCGTGAACTTCAGTCCGCGTTGCGTGCCGCCGACCAGCAGCTCCCGCGGCTGCTGCGCGTCGCGAACCGCAACGTCGCCGAGACCGTCGCCCGCACCGCGCGCAGCCGCGCGGAAGCGCTCGGCGGTGTCGCCGCGAAGACCGCACCGTCGATCCGGGCGGCGGCGGAACAACGAGCGGCGAAGATCAGCTTCGGTGGGGCCCGCTACCCGTTCGCCGGGGGCGCGAACTTCGGCGCCTACCACGACCTGCCTCGCAATACCGCGCGTGGAGTCGTGCGCGGCTGGAACCAGTTTCCCGAATGGGGCGGCAACCAGTTCACCGGCGGCGCCAACGACCGGTTCATCTACTGGACGATCCGCCGTGAACACGACCGGATCGTCGCCGCGTACGAAGACGAGCTCGCCCGCCTCGCCCGCACGATCGAGGAGCACCGCTGATGTCCAGCGCGCCGGCACGGCCCCGCCAACCCCGCCAGAAAGCCGCGGCCACGGCCGGCGGGCCTGGCCGCACGACGTTCACGTTCACGATCGACGGCACGACCCACACCGTCGACGCCATGGAGATCTCCGCGCTCGACGAGCTCGAACTCACCCGCGTCACCGGCCTCACCGTCGTGGAACTCGTCGCCGGCGGCGACGTGTCACTCGTCGCGGTCGGCGCGCTCGTGTGGCTCGCCCGCCGCCAGGCCGGAGAGCAGGTCGCGCTCGTCGACGTGCTCGCCGCCACGAACCTCGCGACCCTCGAAGGCCTCGACTACGCGGCGCCGGAGACGCCGCCACCGGCCCGCCCTACCGGGCGCGCCGCGAGCTGAGAGGCCTGCTCCCGGCGCTCACCTACCACTTCGGGCTCCGCCCCTGGGATCTCGACGCGATGTGGCCCGCGGAGATCGACGTCTACCTGCGCGCGTTGCGCGACCTGAACGAACGGCGGAGGTGACATGGCCCGCAAGATCGAGGTCATCATCGCCGGCGACACCTCCGGCCTCGAACGTGCACTCGGGAAAGCCAAGACCGTCACGTCCGGGTTCGCGTCGCATCTCGGCGGCATCGCCCGCGTCGCCGGCGGCGTGTTCACCGGCCAGGCCCTCTTCTCGGGCGCGCGGGCGCTCGTCGACCAGTTCGGCAGCTTCGTCGCCGAAGCCCGCGAAGCCGAGAAGGTCGGCAAGCTCACCGCGCAGGTGATCAAGACGACCGGCGGCGTCGCGGGTGTCACCGCGAAACACGTCGACCGGCTCGCGACCGCGATCTCGAACAAGACCGGCATCGACGACGAAGCGATCGCCGCGTCGCAGAACCTGCTGCTGACGTTCACGAACGTCCGCAACGAAGCCGGCCGCGGCAACCAGATATTCGACCGTGCCACCGGCCTGATCCAAGACATGAGCGTCGCGCTCGGCCAGGACGGCAAAGCCGGCGCGATCCAGCTCGGCAAAGCGCTCAACGACCCGATCAAAGGCGTCACCGCACTGTCCCGCGTCGGCGTGTCGTTCACGAAGGAACAGAAGGAGCAGATCAAGACGCTCGTCGAGTCGGGCCGCACCCTCGAAGCGCAGAAGATCATCCTCGACGAGCTCGGCAAGGAGTTCGGCGGCGCCGCCGAAGCCGCCGCGACCCCGACCGACAAGCTGCGCGTCACAGTCGGAAACCTCAAGGAGGAGTTCGGGAAGCGGCTGATCCCGGTCATCGACAAAGCCGCCGCGTTCCTGTCGTCCGCGCTGCCGAAAGCAGCA